ACTATGTAACCTTTGATAAGGGATATCATCACACACCCATCCTGTAGGGTATTCATCTCTATAAGATTCGTGATTCTTCCAAGGAAAAAATACATATTCCCAATCACCTTCACCCCTCTTAGCTTTGATAATCTCAGTATGTAACGCATCACCATAATGATTAGCTGTAGATTCTATAATCAATTGATTACCATTCAAAGCACCAATAGCCGTAGCCTTCAATTCTTCAGGATGCGGAGCAAAAGCATATTCAGAAATATGTAGAAAATTACAAGTAAAACTTCTCAGCCCTCCCTTTCCTTCAGCAGACACCGCCATAATCTTAGCACCTGTATCAGCAAAAATCATCTCAGTAGTATTCTCAGTAGACATATCCCTACGTAACATCTTCGGCAATGTATTGTAGAACATTTTATATATTCCTAAAATATGTTTAGCTGAGGATAACTTGTGACTGAGGATAACAATTGTTATAGGTTCCTTAGCCGTATACCACTTATAGAAAAGATATGCCGAACAAAACGTAGTACTACCGATCTGTCTAGGCTTCAGGAATAACGTATCCTTCCCAGTCTCTAGAGCCTCATACATCAACATCTGTTCGTCTGTAGGCTGTAAGTTACACAGCTTTCCTTTTTTATCAACAATCTTCAATCTACTGATAAATAGGAGAGGATCCGACAATACCTTTTCTAAAGCAGAATTCATACACTTTCCATTAGTAAATTGAAAGGTAAAAAATTAGAGAAAAATATTTGGCCACCATTATCATATAGATAAAAATCTATATGATAAGATATACCCTTATTACTATTACTAATATAAATATTATTATTATTATAGGGGGTGGAGGACAAACTATCTATACTATAAATCATTCTTATTCTTCTCTCTCTCTATCTCTATATAAATCAAATCACTTCTCATTATTATTACCTTTCAAACTATCAACAAAGCCATCACAATATTCCTTCACCTTCCCCTTATCTATATCAATATCTATATAATCATTATCATATCTTATCTTACATTTCACCGATACATCCGACTTACTATACTGATTCTTCTTCTTATCCTTTACTACCTTCACCTCTATATCTAATTCACCTAATATAAATCTAAACATATTATTCCTCTCTTGCTTATACACAACCCCAATTCGTTTCACGAATTGGGGTTTATCTTCATCTCTACTTTATTACTGTCAACCAATCTTTCATATCATATTCTTCCTGTTCCAACTGCTTATCCATATTCTTATCTTCTCTCCTCCTCTTCAACATCTCCATCTGACTTAGCGTACTGAGAATATTACTAAATGTTTGTCTTCCTATCTTACAATTTCTAGACACATTGAATTCTCTCATCGCATCATCCACCAGATCCCACAGTACTGTCTCTATATCTCTATCCTTTATCGCCTTATACGTGCTCTTCTTCATCTTTATTTCCTATTATTATTATACACACAATTATACTTTTGTATAATTTTATTTTCCTTTTATTTAGCTACTGCGTTTATCTCTTCTGTTACAACCCCATTTGATGAAATCAAATGGGGTTTACTATTATCACCCATAAATAATTCCTTGAATACCTCAGCATTACCGCAAATCTCCCCAACCTTCTTCAAACTTCCTTTGTAAATCTGCCAACACCTTTGTCTCGTATAACCCATCTCTTCCCCTATTTCGCTGAACGACTTACCGAGCCATACAAAACTATAAACAATTTTATTTTCCTTTTCCGTCAGCATCTGCTCTAACCAGTCTACTAGCGAGAACTGGGGAGGAAAGGGAATAACATTAGAATTTTGTTTATCTATCCTATCTATCATCTCATCCTCCGCATTATACGATCCACATAATTTATCCAATCTCCACGTATCACAACCTACGTAACGCCAATCATCCTTGAACTTCTTTTTATTCCTAAACACTTCATCATTATCCTTATCCTTATTCATAACCTATAGTCTCCTTTACATTATTATACCATAACCATACCAATTGTAAAATACAACACAACATAACTGATACATAATAACTAGTAACTATAATTTATTTATTCCCTATAATAAGACATTTTGTAAAATACCATTACTATTATTATACTACGCACTTACCAATTTGTACAATAATACTTATGCTTCACCAACATCTGGTACTACATAAATTTTATTTTTATTAGTATCATCCTTCATCTCCTTCCAATCAATGTCACCTGATAATCCTTTGACATTACTAATCCCTACCTTCTCAAACGCATTCACTAAAGCTGAATCAACATCCAATCCTTCACCATCAATCTTGATAAAGAATCTGAATACCTTCTTCTTTTCCATCGTACTTTCCATCCTTGATCTCCTTCCATAATTCTTTTATTTCTGTACCATACGCAGTCTCATAAAAAATCTTCTGATTCCTAGCACTAATACCAATCTCCATCTTAGCCAGTATCTCTGCTACATTGAAGATCAACGAAACTAATTCTACATTCTTACGTCTAACCTTATTCCAATTTATCTCTCTCAACAATTTTATTTTTATTCTTCTCCACGCTAATTCATCTACGCTCAAACAATCCTTATACATTACAATCTCCTCTTTTTATTTATCGCAATTCTTTTCTTTACTTGCCGCCATTTTCATAACACCTTCATACTTTACATCTAAGACACTTTACATCTTTACCCTTATGAATACACATAAAGTAAAATAGAATAGCCAGAACATACCATCCTGACCATCTATCATACCATCCTAGTATCTATTCATCCTCCTCTTTTATTATCCCTGTAGTATACCATTCCTTTGGCAATGCTTCTATCATCGCAAGTACTACACCTTCTGGATCCTGACCCCATACTATCTCACATAATTCTTCTTCTAATAATTTCATTACCATCTCATTACTATGATCATCCCAACTTATTCCTCCTATGTCCCAAATCGTATCAACATCCACCTGAGCCATACAACTATTCTTCAATCTCTTCTTCATTATTCTCTGTACCAATTTATTCTTATTCATCTTATGCTCCCATCAATCCTAATTCATAACACTGATCCATACTGAGATACCATTTATTATTATGATTCTCTATCTCTATTACCTCAGCCTGATAACTAAACATTCCATTATCTTCTAACTTCAATCCTATCATTTCATCTTCTCCTAAATTATTCTTAGCCGTACACATTCCATTCTTTATTCCTATCTCAATGTACTTCCATCTCGGTATCTCACCAAAGAACCTATTCCAATTACTAACATTTATTTCTCCATCCTCCTCGTATCCATTCCTATACCTACCACAGAAATCACAATTCGGTTCCCAATACAATAGCTCCACATCTAAATCATCCTCACCAAATTCATAGATCGCATTAGCCACATTAGTATTCGGACCCCAAGCTGTAGCATACTTCATCTTCAACTGATAACCACTATAGCTTTCTATCTCTATGTTATCCCAACATACCTCCCACTTAGTACCCCAAGCTGAAGATCTATCCATACAATTACTATCTTTATTTATCGGCACGAATCCTTGATTCATTCCATCTTTCTTTATTATCTCTATAATCTGCTTGATCTTATTCTCATCTCCACAAATTATCATTTCATTCATACATTCATTTGGCATTTTATTTCTCCTTATTATTACCACGATCTCTCAACCGTTATTATTATTATACCCATTACTATACATAATGTAAAATTTATTATTACATTTATTTGTATTCATTATCACATCCATACCATTCATACTTCTCTAATCCATACAACCAAAAATCTGAAACATCATTATACCATTCTCCATTATACATAATCCTCCATCCTCTCCAGCTACCTACCTTAGCCTGAAGCTTCACATAGTATTCATCCTCTAGTATTCCTAGAAACTGAAGATCTTTATCTAAGAAACTTATTACTTCTAATTTCTTTTCCTTCTGATCTCTCCAATCTCCTAACAATTTCACATCACCAATTATTACTTCATCCATTACAGCCGACATTATTATTCTCCAATAAATAAATAACCCCCCATTTCTGGGGGGCTACTACATCCTCTATCCTTTATACACCTCTAATACTTTCTCATCTCTTCCCATTACCATTCCTCTATACTTCTTATCCCATCCATTATCTTCAATAACTTCTAAAATTTCTACTTCCCAACACTTCTTATTCCATCCATAATTTACATCATCAACATCATCAATCACAACATCTTCCATTACATCAATCATACAACCAACATAACTTCCATCTATCATCTCAACATCATCTTCAATTCCACTATAAATAAAATCTACTACCATTCTCTCTTTCCAATTTTTATTATTCATTTTTATCTCCTATAAAAAATAATAAATACCAACCAACCAACCTCAAAATAATAATTTATTTATTATCCTTACATCTATAACTATACTACATCTTTACTAAATGTTAATTTTTTTTTTACTTTTATTTATTTTATTTTTATACACCTAACTTCATCCTATCTTCTAAATCCAATCCATCTTCTCCATCACTAATCAATAAACATCTATTCCTAATTTCATTCTTACTAACACTAACAATTCCTCCATCAACAATACACATCATCCTTCTCAAATTCTCTTTCCTCTCCTCTAATAATAAAAAACTTTTTCCCTTACTAATCCTTCCTCTATTATTCTTTCCTCTAAAATAACTTACACCATCTTCTCTCAATACCAAACACATCATCCCTTTCAATTCATTCCATACTATCTCTTCTTCTATCTTATTTTTTTCACTATAAAAATAATCCTTCTCTTCTCTTACCTTTCTCAACTTTTCTTTTATCATCAACAATTCTTCATCATTCAATAATTCATCATACCTTCTCTTATGCTCCTTCTCCAATTTCCTCTCCTCACTTTTCTTACTAACCTCTTTCATCCTCATCTCTTCTTTCCTCACACTATCCTCCTTACTAAATAACTTCCAACTTTTATCTCTAATAATTCTCTTCTCTTTCTTCAAATAACCCATTTCTAATTTCTCCTTTATCACAAATTATTTTTATTTCAAATCATCAACAACTTCATTATCATCAACAACCTATTACTATTATACCCCAACCTTTCCTTTTGTAAAATTTATTATTACAAATTATTTCAAATAATAACCTATCTCCATTTCCTTCTCAAAATCTAATCTCCTCTTCTCAAACACCAATTCTCTAATCCATTCTCTCATCATACTATCACCATAAATTTCCTCAGGATCTCTCTCTCTAATTCTCAAAATAGCCTGAGCTTTTATTATTCCTTCAATCACCTCATCTCTCTCAAACCAACCTCCAACAACATCATCATTATCTTCAAAACTATCACCATAAATTCCATTCTCTCCATAAAAATCTAAACAATAATCTATCATCTCTTCTCTAATCAAACCAACCTTCTCAATCATCTCTTCTCTCATTTCAATTTCTCCTAAATTTTATTATGATCATCAATAACCATAATCTAATTATACCTATCCTTTTACTTATGTACAATTTATTATTACAAATAATAAAATAAATTTTATCAATTTGAATCTGACTGTATAATTACTATTATAG